TTGGCGTAGTGTTTTTGCAGAATCCAAGGTTCTGCTTCAAATGGCTTAATTGGAATAACCTTCATTTCCCAAACCTCAGTTGAGCAAGCCTTTCGCGGATGTGGCTTGGCATTGGTGCAGCCTTTTCTATGTCGGCTTTGATCTTCTCTAGTGCGGGGTCTGCTTTGGGTGCTGTGTCGGGTATCTCTGCCCCGTCCCATCTTTGTTGATTGAGGTAGACCAAAGGTGCGGGAATGAATGCCCCGTTATCTTTGCGCCATTGGTCAGTGGTTTTCATCCACTCAAGATGCTTGATGATTTGATCGGCGCAAGTCTCACAGTAGAACTTTTGCCACTTCTTCAAACACTCTGATTTGCCACCCTTGCGGGGGCTTTTAGGCCATGCTTGCCAAAATTTGTCGAATCCGAATTCAAATAATTGCATTTTTGTTTTCTCCATAGTTCCTACAAGGGTGGATAGAGGTCTATCCTTCCCGCTCCAGCTTTCGATCTGTTCCTAAATTCATCTTAATGCTTTCAAAAAACAGTCTCGGCCCAAGTGCGCTTGACGAGTTGATTCACTTATACATTTGGCCTTGTTCCACCGTGTACCAAATGCTTTAACAGTCGCTCAACTAACGCTGTTCGCCTTTTGCCCACGGGTGATATGGGTGCGGTGTTTCTTGGGTTCAGTCCATTCAGACCATTAGCTGACGCGCCCTGACGAGTAGGGGCAAAAAAGCAAAAAACCCATTGGTGAACGAGCTTTAGGCTTGGTTGCCGCATAAAGGCCCGCTCTAACCGGAATCCTTTAGCTTTGACGAAGCCCGCTCACCAATGGGTTTGCAGGTGCGTTGTTAGAGAACTGCAACGGGTTACCAAGCCGTTGATGGAAGGATTATAAACACAATTTTTTATGGCGTGTCAACTACTTTTTTTCCAATCCACCACTTCGGGGAGGGTTTGCACCGTTCCTCTAAGAGCATTTCCCTCTGAAAATCCTCTGTGCAGTCCTCACAGATGTGTACGGGTTCAGCCACAATTTTGGCGTAATTGACCCATTCACGGTAGTGCGTCTCAGAGGGAAAGCAATGCGGATACATGATTCATTGTGCTAGATGTTGTATTTTTGCACATTAGGGAAAGTCCTAATGCACAGTGCTAAATGTAGTGATACAGTACATTCATTCCCCAGCACAACGCATAGGGTCTTTTAGGAAGCAAATGAAAAATCTAGCCTACACCACCGAAGTCCACTCAATCGACTACGGTTATCTCACGGTCGAGTTTGACTACTTTGAAGCCGATGATTCTGTTGGCCTCTCCGAAGTCTACGATTGGTTCGCATACACCACCGAAGCATTTGAAGATGAACCCGCCGGTACTGAGGTCACTTATGAACTCACCGCCGCAGATCAAGCACTGATCTACTCGCAAATCAAGAAACACCACATCGCCATGATTGAGGACTTCCATGCTTAATAGAACCAAATTCCCCCGCACCATGAACGAAGCATTCCCCGACTCTATGGAAGGTGGGGCTTGCATTGAGATTCATGTAGCCCAATTGACCATTGGCGATAAGGTAGTGCGTGTGGTGAGCCTCTTAGCCCTTATCGTGATTGCCCTTGATTGTTTCATTTGGAGACCCTAATGGATGCTGATTACATCATCAATTCTGTCAAACAAACATCAGAGACTTTATACCGTGAACATGATGCCGATCAACTTGAACGACTGCTTTACCGCATTCAGATGTTGGAAGGTCATATTCGTGTGTTGGTCAACCACATCGACAACGCCCGTGACGAAATCAAAACCCTACAAACCGAACTCATTGCAAAGGATTCCAAATGAAAGTTTACAAAGCCATTAACGCTGTTCAAGCAGAATTGTCATCTGTCGGCATCACAAAAGACCGTAGGAATATGCAGGGCAGCGGGTATAACTTTAGGGGAATTGACGATGTGTATAACGCCATTGCGCCCCTATTGGCAAAGCACAGCCTTTGTATTCTGCCCCGTGTTCTTACCCGCGAGTGTGTTGAGCGAGCAAGCAAGTCGGGTGGCGCATTGTTTTATGTGACTGTTGAGGTTGAGTTTGATTTTGTCTCAGCAGAGGACGGTTCTAAGCACACCGTCAAGACATTTGGCGAAGCAATGGACAGCGGAGATAAGGCCACCAATAAGGCTATGTCAGCGGCATACAAGTATGCAGCCTTTCAAGCCTTTAGCATCCCCACAGAGGCCGATAACGATGCCGATGCCCATACCCATTCAGTCGCGCCAAAGACCGTCCTTATTGCCCAGCTAATCGCTTCCATTGATGCAGCCACCACAGAGGAAGAATTGAAGTCTGCTTACTTTGAGGCCATCAAGGTAGCCGGACATGATGCAGCCGCTAAGAATGCCATCATTGTTGCCAAAGACTTGAAGAAAGCGAGTCTGTGATGGAACAAGGCAGCGAAGCATGGATAAAAGCCCGTTTGGGCAAAGTGACGGCCTCTCGCGTCTCCGATGTGATGGCAAAGCTAAAGACGGGGGGTTATGGTGCGTCACGGGACGATTACATGGCCCAACTCATTTGTGAGCGTTTGACGGGTGAGGTAGCTGAATCTTTTACCAATGCGTCAATGGCATGGGGGACAGAAACCGAGCCAATGGCCCGAGCGCATTACGAAATGGTCAATTCAGTGTTGGTCGATCAAGTGGGGTTTATTGCTCATCCGGACATTGAGAAAGCCGGAGCATCACCCGATGGGATTGTGGGCAATGGAATCATCGAGATCAAGTGTCCCAACACTTCCACCCACATCGACACACTTCTAAACAAAAAGGTTCCCGCAAAGTACATCAAGCAGATTCAGTTTCAGCTTAGATGTACCGGTAAAGAATGGTGTGATTTCGTTTCCTTTGACCCGAGACTAAAAGGGTTGGAAATGTTCACCAAACGAGTCGAGCGAGACGAGAAGCTAATCAGCGAAATGGATACCGAAGTGGTGAAGTTTCTCTCCGACCTTGACGAAAAACTTAATTTACTTTTGAAAGAAAAAAATGGCAGTGCTTAAAGAAGTTACCGTAGTTGCGGGTACTTATACAAACGCAAAGGGAGAAGAAAAGAAACGATACATCCGCATTGGGTCTGTCATCGACACAAAGAATGGTCCCATGCTGAAACTCGATGTGATGCCGATCTATGCGGGGTGGGACGGTTGGGCATACATGAACGACCCTAAACCCAAAGAATATAAAGGCTTACCCGCTGATAACGATGAGGACATTGGATTTTGAGTCCGGAAGATGAAGCGTTTGAAGAACTCAGTCGCAGACAAGGCGATTGGGGTCTTCAAGGGTCGCGCAAACACCAAATAATCCGATACGCTGAAACCAATGCGCGAAACGAAGTGATTGAAGAAGTCGCCCAACACATTGAGAAATGCACTCTAGCGTTTGGCAAAGACACGATTCAATCGTTTACAGCTTGTGTGAGGAACATGAAGAAATGAAACCAACGACACGATTTCGCTTTGTAATTCGTTATGAGCAAACCCAAATACGCATCCTTCAGCAATGGTGGGGAATTGAAGAAGATCAGACTATTGGCGAATGGCGTGATATTCCATTGGAGCAAGAAGCATGACTGACACTTGTGAAAAACACTGCGAAGCTACGGCGTTCAAGATTGTCATAAGGGGTTTGGAAGTTGAGGTTGCGAGACTCAAAGAACGATTGGCACAGCCGCATGAGACAACATTAAAAGAATTTAATCAATTTATTCATGACGACCCCAAGTACCACATTTGGGCAAAAGAAAAAGAAGCATTGGCAGAAAAGTCTATGCGTGAGGTGCAGAGGCTTGGGCAAGAGATTGAGCAAGAGCGCAACTTTTGCCCCCGCTGCGGCAAACGCACCAAAGACATGACGCAGGTCCACACTTGCACACCAAAGGATTGACATGAAGGCTAGACAAGTATTTATAGCTTTAATGACGGGCAAAGGGTATGCGGAATCTGAACTTGAGTGGGACGGTGAAAAGTTCACAAATCAAAACATGACAACCCGCTGGAATTATTTTTTACTTGGTTGGGAAATGCGGGGTGTGATGTGATTGAAACTGTAATCACCATCTTTGCCATAGGCTTTGTTGGCATTGCTTTAGCCATTGGTAGCGTTTGCTTTATGGTTTGGCTTGCCCTCAATGAATCCTAAAAGTACGAATAACTCCGGCATGAAGTGCCCCGAGTGCGGTGCAATCTCATTTGTTCAACACACTAAGACCGTTGAGAATATGCTTGTCAGACGAAGGGAGTGCTTCAACGAACACCGCTTCATCTCACATGAGACCATCCTTAGAATGGTCAAGCGTTACAAGACAGATAAGGCTTGATTGGTGTGGTTAATCCTATCGTCAAGCCCGATGGTCCCGCCGTTGATCTTCTTTGTGAGACCCGTCCAATTGGCCTCCTCCGCTAGACGGTTGCAGTCATGCGTTGACCAAAACCAACCCGCTGTTAACGCCGCATATTTTGGTGTGGCGACTAGATCGGGTTCCATCACGAAATCAGCCCCTAATGCTTGTCCGGCGTGATAGTACCCGCTATGACCGGTCAATTGGACTGCACCTCTGCCCCTAAAACGCCATCCATCCCCGCTTGCCTCATCACGGTTGCCCATGCGGTTGGCATAGACCATATTGGCGATCTTCTTAGGGTTCCGAGCATACTGATTGGCAAAGTCCAAAGTGGGAAACCTTTTAGGCCACAGCTTCATCAGCGTTTCGGCCTTATAGTAAAGATTCTCTTCCAATGTCTTGAAGTGTCCGCATTCGTGTCCGCACTGACCGATAAAGGCAGCTTGTTGGCGTTTGGTGTTAATGCCGAACTTAACAAAGGTCTCATTGAGTGCATCAACCCACTCAGCACCAATGTGGAGTTTCTTTAGTTGGTCACTTGTTACCATTGATGATCTCCATTGCTTTGTTGTAACTGTCCACACAAGCGTTTAATTGCGCGGTGTTTCTGTCGCCTTGGGCGATGATTTCGGCAATGGCTGCGAGTGTTGCTCTGTCGGAGTCAGTAGTTTCATAAACCGGTCGCTGAGGTTCACTTCTCTCTTTTGGCTGATCTCCGGTGGGAGTGGGGGCATTTGTGGTGGCTTGTACACAACTTGTGGTTTGGAGCCGCAACCGACCATCACGAATAGCGCGATCAAGAGAAGACTGTTTTTGACTGATGACATTATTGGCCTCCGATAGTTTGGTTGATTGGTCATTCAATTGTTGGGCAAGTTGGGTTTCTTTCTCTCGCGCTTCATCATTCTTTTTGGCAATCTCTACTTGCATTTCAGCGTCACGATCACCCCATCCAACATGATGCCCATAGCCGTAAGCACCGCCCACAGCAATCATCGCCCCAATGATGAAATAGGGGTTAACCATTCTTCACCTCATGCCGAGCAGCAGCGATTTCTTCCCGCACTGAGTCAGCTTCCAAATGTTGGGGTGGGGTAGTGGGGGGAGGGGGGGGAGTCCAGCTTTCATCTAAGGGTGGATTGACCCACACGGGCAACGCATTTGATGGCGCGGAAGGTGGGCTAGAAGGCACAGAAACGGGTGTAGAAGGCGCAGTAACCGGAGGCGTAGGCGTTGGGCTTGTCGTGTTAGTAACGGCCCCCACAGCCCGTTTACCAACGATGCCACCAATGCCGCCAACAATAAGTAATACTATATCGTTAAGCATTTTAGTATAGGCTTGATCTATCGGAGCCATACTCTTGATAGGTTGTACTACAAAAGTAACACTATAGAGAAGTGCAAAAACGATACCGAAAAGAATGATGGTAATCATCACGACCACAAAGCCCCATATCCGGACTTCTAAATCTTCGGGTGTGTATTTACTTTTTGTCATCATCGGCCTTTTCAACTTTGGGCGGTTCAATCTTGTTTGTCAAGATAGGGGCGACAAGATACTCGGGGCAAGTCTGCGTGAATAAACACTTTGGCTTTTGGCATTCGGGTAGATCAAACTTGTCGGGGTTCTGACAAACATATCTATATCTGTCCTCACATCCACTCATGAGCAGAACCACCGCAATTGATATGACAATCACGCACCACAAGAATTTATTTTGACTCATTTTTCATTCTGTCCAAATCTTTACGGTCTTGCTCTAGCTGTTGGCGAAGTCTCTCCATGCGTTCAATCTGCATCTTGCTTTCTTTCTGTACAGCCAATGTGTCGTAATAAATGCTACCAATCAAAGGAAGCATCAAGGCAAACACAATCACCATTGCAATGAGCGCGACTAGAAACCCCATCTGACTTTTCTGTCCATTACGAGTAAAGTGAAAAACAGAGCGAGATACAGCATGAAGATTAGACAAACGACCCCGTAGATCGCTTTGTCTTGAATTGCTGAAATCACTTTGCGCCGTTGCCATTCTGCTTCACGAATCCTTTTTTCTTGTGCCAATCTTGCTTGCTCTTGTTCTTCAATGATCTGAACCC